ATCAACGTATCAGCCGATTGCGTCCAGCAAAGCGATGACAGCATTGCGCCAGTAATGGCAGAAACCGTCAGGTAGTTATTTCCAGAGGCATTGATGTTTGTCACCAATGCTCCGTCTTTGACAACGTACATCCTGCCAGCCACAAAGCACAGCATATAGCTGTCATCAACAGAGAACTCAAAAGAGATCAGGCGAACACCATTAGCGGCTGACGGTGTGCTGGAGTTTGGTAGCTCAAAGACGTGCTTTGTACCGGGACGGCGACGAGCGCCACCCTGCGGCTGGATGATGACGTTAGTTGCCTTTGCCAGCGCATTCTCGTACTGCGGGATGTCCACACGAGCGCGTAGCAAGGGATCAAGTTCCCCTGTACTGAAGTTCGTCTGGAAATCAATAAATCGTGCCATCAGTATCTCACTGCGACAAGTTCGTAATCCTCAATAACTTGAGGTGGCTGACCTTGCGCGTCAATATTCATAGCCTGCCTAAAGTACCCACCACGGCCATTTTCAGATGGAGCGCCAACGGCAACGCCTTGCCAGTAGCCAGTCTTTGCTTCCTGTTCTGTAATTGGGTATGCCAAGTGCCAAGCCATCATGTACTTCAGCAATTGCACAAAGTATTGCGGCATTGAGTATTCTGGGGTCTGGTACGGGTAGTCGATGTAGACATCCTCGTAGTTCGTCAGCAGCTTGTCGCCTTGGATTTCCCAAAGCTTGACTGGACGAGAATAAGCCGTGCTTGTTTCAAATACAGCACGAGGATTGCCAAGACGGTCGCCCGGCAACTGGTATTCATATTTCCATTCACTAACTGGCGTAGTAATCAGCCGAGCCAAGCGAACTTTCTTGTATGCAAATGACCAAGGATACATTGAAAGCGTCATATCCCGAACGTCTGGGTACAGACGGTCACAAGAGTTTGCCTCATCTGTTCCATCGTTAAATGACGAAATAGGCTTTGCGCCCAATAGGATCAATGCGTCAGAACAAATAGCAACTGATGTATCGCCTGCTGCCATATAAACCTCTCATGTAATAAAGGGCTGACCTCTATAGATTAGAAGCCAGCCCTTGGTGTTACAACTACCCGGTTTAATCGCTGTCAGTTGCAGTGACGGTCAGACCATCAGTTACATCGACAACAGTACCACTGTTTGCGTTTACCCAAACAAGAGTCATAGCCGGTGTTCCACCAGTGCTGGTATAGCAGAAAATGATATCGCCAACTTTAAGGATTGAAGCGATAGTATTAAAGTAACCAGCGGTGTTTACGTCAGCAATTGCGTCAGTAGTCGAGTAGGTATGTACGCTTGGGGCTTGTCCAGATTTGGATGCGCCATGCGTATTAAAGCCAGTAGCAGAAAAAGCCATGATTAGTCTCCTAGATTAAGATTCACGGCAGACGATTTTGACGATACCTTCATCGTCAATCGCAACTGCGCCAGCCGAGAACATCGACGCGATCAAGAAGGAAGTCTTCTCTGCGATGTAGTTGATCTCAGTTTTTGGCGCAATACCTTCTGCCAGACCAACAGCGTCCTTGTGGAATGCAAAGCAAGTACGGTCGTTGGAACCATCTTTAATCAGGCCACCCTCAGTGCGATCACCCAGAACGTGGAAGGTGAAGCCCAAGAAGGTGTTGATTTCGCCCTGAACCAGCGCCTTGACAGTGTTGAAGTCAGACGAGGTAACAGCAGTCTCAGACAGCAGCGAAGCCAAAGAACTTGCATGGATGATAATGTGACGGCCATCCATTGGGACGTTGTTGGCATTCAGGGTCTGAGCAGCAGAACGCAGCTTGGCGACGTTCATGTTGGTGTCAGTGCCACCGATGTCATTGCCGACCGATGTTGCGCTAGAAGCAGTCAGTGCGTCCAGAATCAGTTGATCTTGACGGCGACCGATTGCGCTCGACACAACCTTGACCAACTCACGACGCTCGTCGAAGTTGACCTTGGCTTGCATAAAGATGTCCGAATACTCAGCAGCGATATAGTCGCTCAGAGTTGCAGTCACCTGCGAGTAAGTTACGTTCAGCGGGGTAACGTCAGTCTGTGGAATACGGACTTGAGCAACGCCCTTGCCGATCTTGGGGAATTTGTAAGTTGAACCTTCAACACCCGAACGAATACGGACAGCCGGACGGAGAACCGCCGAAGCCTGATAGGCTTGCTTAACTTCCGCATCAAACAGGGTTACAAAGGCTGTGGACAGATTAATAGCCATTTTGTTTACCTTTTGACAAAGTTATAAAGAGGTTTCTCGCTGTCGGTAAGCCGGGAACCGGGCCGTTTGCTTGCAGTAGGATGCCAGCCAGTTGGGTACAACCATCTGAGGGTCGGTGATCTGATATGCCTCAGTTACATATTGTAATCAGGTTTGTCTATCGCGCAAGTGTTTTTGATAGTTTTTTGCAAAAAAAACCCCCGAACCAGTCGGGGGCTAACTCCGTGGAGGAGTGGAGACATTCTAACCGTACCGCTTTTGGAACAGTCTTTCAACCTTTTGCCGATAGGCTGGATCGGTCTCATACTTCGGATCGCCCACCATCGCCTGCAATTCTAGGTCAGACATCTGGCCTTCCATTGGCTGGGACTCAACAGGGATTCTGCCCTCATAAGCCTCACGGATTTTGGACAAGGCTTTGATCCCACGGGCTGTCCCACCCATGATCTTGAACTCCTCAAAGTCTTCAGATGACCAAACACCCTTGTTGACCAGACCTCTTGCCCAATTGACCATGCCATTGATGACAGCATCGGCATTTGGGCCAAGCGCCTTACGCTCTGCTTGGATGTCGATCTCAGGAACGCCAATAGCATTCTCAGCCATCTCTCTTAGCTTTCCGGCAATATTATCAAATGCCGCTTGGGATACGCCGTTTTCTGCTGCCCAATCTTTGAAGACCGGGACAAACTCTAGCTGTTCAGCGTTGTCGCCAAAGGCAGAGATGTCGTATTTGCCGTCTGGCGGGGCTTTGTGCGTACCCTTGGAGACCATCTTGCGTAGGTCTTTCCAAGACTTTGCCATGCCCTCCATGTCTGGCTCGTTCTTATCCTTATTCCAAAAGTTTTCAGGCCACCAATCAGGCCGGTCAACTGGCTCGTCATCGGGGATGGATTCTGCGGATCGGTGTTCTACCGCCGCTTCAGTTGCGTCTACAGGAGCTTTGTCTTCACTGGCCTCTACGTTGTCAAGTAGGCCAGTGGGTTCTGCTGCTGCTGACTCACTAGGCTCGACTGCCGTTTCGTTATCGCTCAAAAGTTCCTCGCTCTATTGATTCGGGCTTCAATCTCTTTGACTAAAGAGCATCGCCCCTCTAAAAAATAGCCGTAGGATGGATCACTCCCCGGCCCCCAGCATGGCTGCTCAACGGTCGTATCTCTTAACCACTTGAGCAACTTCTGCCCTTCTTCTGTGCCAAAGACTCGCAAGCACAGCTTATCCGTATCACTTGATTCCCGTGGAGTCAGCGACTCCTGCATTGCCTCTAAATCATCCCACCCTGCCATAAGCCTCCCTGTTTGGCACGATTACTCCTTCCTCCTCCTCTGCCTGCTCTGTCGCGTGTATGCAGTACCAGACGGTATCTGTCTGGGTAATGATGACGTGCGACTTGTCTGCTTCTATTTCTATGCAGGCAGGAGCCTTGTAAAACGTATGCTCCCCGTCTATGTCTACAACCACCTCCCCTTTTGCCAAGATAGACAAGTGAGAATAAGAGTGGACGTGCTGCGGAACCGCCCACCCCTTTGGCAAAAAGTATTCTTTGGCGTACAGTCCTTCTGCAAAGTGATGCTGAAGATCAGACTCCACCCGGCGCTCCTTGTGACTGACCTTCCATCAACGCTTGCTGCTGACCTGCCATTGCAAGAGCCGCCTGCTGTTGCAACATCATTTGCTGCTGCTGCTCCATCAGGAATCCACGTTCTGCTGCGGTGTTCCTGACGGATGATGGGATACCAAGCTTGTCGCCAATGTAGTCAATCAACTCGCCTGTCTTGACTGCAAGCTGACCCTCATTACCCATTGCCGCTGTGATCTGCATGAACTGCATAATGTTGTTGATCTCCTCCATGTTCTGCGCCATCGCCAGCGGAGCAACAGGACTGACTTTGATCTCCAGACCATTGACCTTCAGCGGCATATTAATCAGACCGCGCTCGTCCATGACCTGCAAGATACGAGACACCATCGGTATCATCGTCTCGTTAATCAGGCGACCAAAGGCAGAGCCAAGGTTCTGTGCCAATTCCTTCATACGCTCGACAACCTCAGTCGCCGAACGAGCCGACATATTGTCTGGAGGCAGAGACTCATCCAGCAGAGTACGCTTGATGTTGGCACGAAGGTCATTGATGACGATCTGGCTGACGTTAAAGTCACCAGCACGAGGCAAGGCACGGAGCGATTCACCCTGTGGGCCACCATTACGAGCTACAGGAATGACTGCACCCGGCACAATCTTGACTGTCTGAGGATTTAAAACACCATCATCAGCCGCTGTGTACACACCAGCCACAGCCAACGATGCGTTCTTTAGCAGCAACTCAAGGGTTTTGTTCAGCGTTTTGATGTCAGGCATGGCTGTCAACAGTGGACCGCGACCATAGACCTCGCCTGCCACTTTGGAGTAACGGCTAATCACCCACGGCGAAGACAGCATACGGCGATAAACAATCTCTTCTTTAGTCTTGACCTCAATAACGTGATAGCACCAGTCACCACGTTCTGCGTCATAAATCGTTGCCTCCATCAGATCAATCTCATCTGTGGGCTTGCTATCAACCATCTGTGTCAGATAGTCGGAGAAGACTGCATCCTTCCACTGCTGCTGGATGGCTTCGGCCTTCATACGCATACGACGGTAAATCTTGTCTACCTGACCGTTTGCACCTTCCTCGTAGCTGACCAAGAACATCGGCACAGGAATAAAGTTGATGGGCATAACATCGTCGCCCGGCTGAATCATCATGCAAGCCGTGCCAACAGCCATGTCGAGCAGGAACTCACCGATAGCAATGTCAAAGTTCGACTGCTTGATGACCGTAAACATCTTTTCCATGTACACATCCATGATGGCCTGTGCTTGATCGCGCTGTTCTGTTGGCACATCGGTGCCGGGTTCTAGCCTGCACCACTTGCGCTGTGGCGGAAAGATGCCAGACTGAAGACGATTGGCAAACCGCTGCGTTGAGTTAATTGCTGTCGAGTCGAAGACCCGCGACATCTTCTTTGCGCCTTTGGAATTGCCGTCGTAATATCCGTAAAGCTGACGCTGCGGCAGGGCAAACTCATAAGCATCGGTGTACAAGTTTTCAAACAAATCCTTGTCACGCTGGGCCTTCTCGGAACGACGCAGTATTTCATCTACCGACATCTTCTTGCCTTGGTAGACTTTCCTGCGAGTACCCTTCATATAGGACATCTCAGCCATTATTTCAGCCTTTCTTTCATGAGCATTGATCGTTCAGCCTGTCGTGGCTTCATTGCGGCACGGGCTTGTCCTTCTTCTTCATCCATAATTGAATGGATTTCTTTTGCCCTTTTGTCGCCTTCTTCCCCAGTTTTGTATACGGGCCACTTGCCAGACTCAATGTCCGATTTCCAAATGTTAAATAATTCGTCATCGTCTTTAACAATCTTCTGGTTTACCCAACCCGGCACTGTGGCAAACTGACCCTTGTACTTACCTTCAGGTATGTAGATGGTTGACGAGTAAACAGTAATTGGCTTACCACCGGGATTGCGCCCTACTTTTCCGGTAGAAATAGAATTCCTGTGGTAGTCCACAATGCTTTTTTCAGCAGGGGTCAACATTAAATCAGCCATTATTCGTACCACTCCAAAGCTAGGTGAGCTGCGTGTTCCGTGCCATT